CCTTCATGCTTTGGCACAATATGGTGGGGGATTGTAGCTTTTTCACCACATAATACACACGTTGGATGGGCGGCTAAGAACCTATCTCTAATGCTTCGCCACTTACTGTCATATCCACGCTCAGAAGATGATGGTCTTTTAGCATCGCTCATACGATGGGCTTGTCGCATATGGGGGGGGCATAAAGTAGCCCCGGGGTGTTTGATAATGTTTGGACACCCAGGTATTGAACATACTCGCGCTCCTCTACGTAAAGAAACTTGTGGCACTACTTACTCCTCGCTACCCTTCTTCCCAAGCTTTTCCTCAAGCTCCCGCACTCGATGCTGCAGATCAATAATTTGCTGATCCTTAGTCTCTATCTCAGACTTCAACTTGCAAACCTGCTCCATTAATGCATCATTCTCACGACGTAGATCAAGCATTTGGCGGTCTCGCTTTCTGTCTTCATTTCTATATTCCGAGAGTTCTTTTTCAAGTTGATCAATACGTTTTGCTTGATACGCCACCTGGTCGTACATCATTTGGAGTTGCTTTCCGGCAACATCGCCCAATGTTTGAGCAGTATTTGCCAGGCTTTCCATTGATGTCTTTAATGCATCTGCTTCCTCTGAGTTAGCTTCAGCAGTGGTCTTTCGACGAGTGGCGATCGCAGTAATAATGGCAGTGAGCACACTAGAACTTAAGATCGCCACGATTAACGTGACGATCTGATCGTCCATAATTATTCAATTTTCTTCACAACGGATTTTGCGACATCATACAGCCCGGATGCAATCAAACCATAGGCTATGCCGAAGAACACCGCATTGAACCAGTCAGTAAAAGTTATGAGGGGAGCAAGAGACCACTGATAACCAATCCCAAAAAGTAAGCCAATGAACATGCTTACATAGGGCAACGCGACTGTTGGAACGTTGATTTTCTTGAACCACTCAACCAATGCGAGAATGACAACAACAGCAGGTAAACCACCAATGAAGATTTCCATTCTTCCCACTTTCTGTGGGCGTTTAAATAAAAACACCCACGACTAGAAATTAGTCGTGGGCGCTCATCTCCACGGGTAACCCGAACTACATCAGGTTTGCAACAACTTACATAACCAGTATATCTGGCTTCGCGTTTTTGTCAACCCCCATATCTTGGGTATTTTTTATTGAATGTTTTAATCGTTTGGTAATAATTGAATTTATGAATTCCTGCCCTGGCTCCCAGGGACGAACAGATCCACAAATACTACAAGTAACATCAATAATTACCGCTGATCCCTTGACCTTTATCCCAACATCAGCATCATGATCCTCATGGCAATCTTGTTGTGCCTGGCGAAATACTTCAAGTGTTCTCACATGATTTCCATCTCGTGAGACAATTCCCAGAATATGACCATTTGAGCATCGCCAGGGTAGGCATTTTGCTTTTTCCGACATCGGAAATCTCCTATGTATATGATCTCGCTTCAGGAAATGCTTTCATAAATCTGTTGTACAAATCAGGCCAACCGCGCTTGATTGTTGCCAGAGAACCCCATTGGTATATCATCCATGCGGTAAGTGGCCCTACTCTGGACTTTTCTAATGTGATACCCATGTCATATAATTTTGGGTAGACTTGGTTGTACTCAATATCCATTCCGCCGATGTATCCCCAAATATCTTCCCATTTCCAGTTTGCCAATGGTGAGCAATGCCAATGTTTGAAACTTGCACAATAGTATAATGATGACTTTGCAAGTGTAAAATGTCGTTGAACCGATTCCTCACGTCTTAGTCCCATAAATGACCCATTGAATTGGCGTGCCCAATCTTGATATTCAATATCACTCTCGTGTGGATAAGCAGGGTCATCGCCACCATATGTCATTTCTGTTTTCCAAAATTTAGCTGTTAGTGGGGAATTAACATGAATTATTTTTCTTCCAATCCTTTCCTCGGTCTTTTTTAGGAATTCATGTGTTTCTGGATAATCCCAACCATCATCGAACCAAATTATAGATATGTCTGGAGCTTCTTTTAATACCATGTCTAGCAGTACGGTCGAATCTTTTCCTCCCGAAAATGACACACTCCATTTTCCAGGTACATCAAGTGCGCGAAGTATTAAATCGCGTGCTTTTATTGTTTTTTGTTTCCATCCATTCAGTTTGCCAAGCAGTTCTATCTCTTCCTTCATGTCCATTAGTCAAACTTCCTTTTTGTATGAAACAAAGCTATTTCATTTCTCGTAATTTTTGCCTTCTCCATTTTGTCCATCGTGAAATATTTTCATTATGGACATCCCCTGGAAACCTACGAATTACCTTGTAGGGAAATAGCCTGTTGTTATCTTCTATTAATAGAAAGCCATATTCTTCAAGTGATGGTAGTACCCGCATAAATACTGACCTGGCTACACCGCACAATCTTGAGTATTGGCTCATCCTCAGCCCAGGATTGTTTTTAACAATCTCATAATATTGATGGTCAGATCGTCATAGATCGCATCCTGCATCACCTTTCTGGCAACATTGTTCACTTGCTTTAGCTTTTTACCATTCGCAAGCTGTAAGATTGATAACCTGGCTACTGATAAATCTACGTATTCACTTAAGATGTTTTCTGGAATCATTCTTCACCACCTTTCTGTGTTTGTGGAAGAGGGCGATGAAGATACTTTTGTCTTTCAATCTGATACCAGTTTTCATCCTCATCAGTCCAGCGATTTATTTCTTTTTCGTGCTCTCGGATGAGGTTGCATACTTTGAAGAAATACGGCTCATCCTCTGCAACCACAAGAAAGTTTTTACGCTTATGAAGCAATTTCATAGCTCGTGGATGGAATGCTTCGTATTCGGCGAGGCGGGCTTCAGTTTCGAGATATTTGTCAGCAACTAAACACCTTGCCAAACTTTCCTGTTTCTGTGGACTGAAATGCCTTTTGATATACAGAAGAATTGCGCCTAAAGCATTTTCCGATTGCGGGTCGTCAAGTAAAACAGATAAGTCTTTTGTTCGCTCTTCCAATTCGGCGATCCTTGCTTGCTGTGCATCTTCACGCGGGCGGGTGTTCCAGGCTTTTGCGGCAGCACAGTATCTTGCCTCATGTGTTCCGATTACCATCACGGTTTTTGACGCCCATCCACAGCTACACTCAACCCACCCAAAATCTCCATCATTGTGGTATTCAACAAAATGTGCTAATCCATCTCCGACACTTGGACACTCTTTCAGTTCGTCAGTCATTCTTCATCCTTTCGTAATCCGTCACTTTTTAACAGATAGTGACGTTTTATTATTTATTAAAACTCATCGTCACTTGGCGGAATGCTGCTGTCCAAGGAGAATCCATTATCGTGTTGCATTGCTGATACT